GGTGAAAAAGAAAGGAGGGAGATAGTTATAAGCAAACTGTTTCAACTGGCCGAGAGAGGAGACCTAAGAGCCATACAATTCATTGTAGAGCGATTAGAGGGAAAAGCATTAGAGAGACAAGAAAGAACTACCAAATCAGAACCCATACAAGTAATGATTATTGATGATTGAATGGACAGTAAATAAAACAAGAAGGGACATACTCAAGGATCCGTCCAGGTTTAAAGTAATAGTTGCTGGACGTAGGTGGGGAAAAACCATATTGAGTTTAATGTATCTATTGAAAGATGCCTTTCAACCCAATGAGAGAAGATGGTTCATTACACCGACTTACCGACAAGGCAAGATGATTGTCTTTCCTGTATTGAGGCAGATGTTTAGTTCCTTTAAAGATGCTAAACTAAATGAATCAGAGATGAGTGTAACGTTCGGGAATGGTGCTGAATTAGCAGTTAAGGGCGCAGACAATGAAAACAACCTAAGAGGCGTTGAATTAACTAAATGCGTAATGGATGAGATGGCTTACATTAAGCCCCACGTATGGGAAGAAATCATTATGCCTATGTTAGCAACTACTCAGGGAGAAGCGTTGTTCATTGGCACTCCCTCAGGGTTTGACATTATGTACGACCTGTACCAAAGGGGTCAAGCTGAAGATGATTGGATGAGTTGGCAATATACTACTTTGGAAGGTGGTTGGGTTCCTAAGGAAGAGATAGAAAGAGCCAAAAGAACAATGGACTTGTCTATCTTTAAACAAGAATTTGAAGGATCGTTTGAAACCACGGGGAATCGTGCAGCATATAATTTTGACAGAGATACTCATTGCACTAAGGCAAGAGAGTTATCTAATAGTTTATGGTGGGGAGTAGATTTCAACGTTGATTTTATGACTGCCACTCTTGCCTGTGAATACACTGATGGCACTATACATTTCTTTGATGAGATAAGGATGAAGAATAGCAACACAGAAGAATTAGCTAATGAGATGAAAAAAATTGCACCTAACATTGAATGCTATCCCGACCCTGCTGGTAAGGCAAGATCAACCACGTCAAGAAGGAGTGATCACCAAATCTTAAGGGATCACGGATTTCTAATAATAGCAAAGAAAGCACACCCAAGCCACATAGATAGATTGAACGCTTTAAATCGTAAGCTGAAAGATGCTGAAGGGAATATAGGGATGACCGTGGATCCTTCTTGTATCTATCTAATTAAAGACTTAGAACAATGTCAAAAGGATAGGCGGGGTGGGTTGGCGAAAGATAATGCCGAGCTTACTCATGCACTTGATGCTTGTAGTTACGCCATTAGTCACAAATTTCCTATCAGGCGAATGATAGGGTCAGCCTTGAAGTGGTAATCAATGCCAAACAGTAAAGCCAAGGATCGTAAAAGAAAGAAAAGGATTTTGAATAAGTCATTACAAAATCATGGGAGAACCTCAACTCAATACAAAAAAAGGAAAAAGAAAAATGTATAATTTCGGCAGGTCAGTAAATAGAGTGGTGATCCCAGAACTTTCAGAAGCGATAGTATTGGAAAGTGTAAAGAAAGCCTATAACAATTATCTAAATGAACAGAACTCTAACTTGATGGAGAGCTTGGATTTCTATTATAATCAGAATCTTGATAGCCATATAGAACCGTGGTTTGCTTCGGATAGTTTAAGCCAGGTGCCACCATTCATGCAGTCTTGTGTACCGAGATTTGCAAGGGCAAGGATGATGTTATATAAGACACCACCACAAAGACTTATTGGTGGAGAAGTTAGTGAAGAATACAACGATGTTGCCTATAAGATAAACAGCAAGACCAGGGAGTTCGCTGAGTTGGGTTGGTTATTGGGTTGTTGTTGGATGAAAACAAGATTCAACGAAAGAAAGCAACGAATTGAATATGAAGTGTTGCCCAATGTCAGGGAGTTCTATTTCATGGGGGACTCAGAGCCGTATGGTTATGCTTATGAAATAGAATCTGTTGATAGCAGCAAAAGATATGTATTTTGGAGTGAGGACAGAGATGGTATCCCTGGGATGCACTTTGAATTTAATCAAAAAGGCAAAAGATTCCCTGTATATGGGAATGAAGATATGACCAATCCTTATGGAATCAATCCTATCAGCAAAATTGAATACACTTCTAATGCCTATGATGTTGTCAGGGCTGGGCTTCATATAGGCTTGGCTATGACTGAAATTGCTCTGTCTGTTAGGTTTAGATTGGGGCAGCCTGTATTCACTGGGATAGAGGAAGGCCAAGTTAAATTGAAAAGTGGAATTGACCATGCGTTAATTCTTCCAGAGGGAGCATCTTTCTCTTATGTTACTCCAGGCGGTACATTGACCGAACTCATTGAAGCGGTTAAGTCTATGGCAAACCAAACTGCTGAGAATAATCAACTCAGAATTAGGTGGGGTGAGTCAGGTGGTAATACTCCAAGCGGTGAAGCATTAAGAATCTTAGAAATTGAGAACCTGGAATCAAGAGAAACAGATGAGTCTTTATTCAGGGAGTGGGAACACAGCAGGTATTTAATTGACAGGACAATCCTTGAGCAGCATGGGGTATTGAGTTTGTCTGAAGATTACGCTGTTGATTTCGGTGAAGTGTCTTATCCTATGTCTCCCCAGGAAGAACGGGCTTGGCTTGATTGGAAACTTGATAAGGGTATAATGACTCAAAAGGAATTGCATTTATATTTCAACCCCGACATGACTGATGATGAATTAGATAGGAAAATGTCAGAAGTGAATGACGAGGTTAGGAAAACCGCTGAAGCTATTAAGCCCGTGTCCCCATTCCAGAGAATCTTAAATGCCTAATGTTCAACCAGCCGTAGACACTTTTATGGCAGAAATAACATTAATAGAAGAATCCTTTGAGAAAGACCTGAAGGTGCTTGCTGGCAATCTTAAAAAGATGTCAGACACAGAACTGATCCAAGCAAATTCGCAATTAAATTTCCTACAAGAATTATCAGACAGGGGCTATGGATCCGCATTAGATAAGTTCGATGGAGAGTACACAAAGATGTTAGCTGCTGCAGTAAAGGAAGCAAAAAAGCGGGGCATTGATCCGTTGGCTGGGGCAAGTGTTGAAGGGTTGCAGGTATTGAGGGGACTGGATTATGAACGCCTATTGGGAAAAGCGAGTTCTTACGCATTAGATTTACAGGCACAATTATTCAGGGGTGTTTATGGCGGTTCTTCTATCTCTCAAATTACGAGCAAACTTAGTGAGACAAAATTGGCGAGTCACCAGTTGAATGTTATGGCATACGATGGTCTGAAGATATTCGATGATATGAGTAGATATACTGTATTCAAAGGAGAAGATGTTGAGTGGACTTATATGGGGCCACAGGATGAATTTACAAGAGACGAATGCAGATCAACCTATGCTAACGAACCCAAAGACGGCTATACAGAATCAGAGGCAAGTTCTTCAGATACCCCGTTTGGAGTTAGGGGTGGTTTTAACTGCCGACATTCCTGGGAGATAAAATGAAAAACTTTAAGCCCGACAAATTAGTTCAACAACGCCGCTCTGCTTGGTTAAAGTTAGGCGGCAAACTTGCTACAGCTATTAAAGAAGATGCACAAAAGGGAATAAGCCAAGACCCAGACGGGAAGCGTTTTCCTCCTTATTCAAAAAGAAACGCCAATGTAGGATGGCGAACAATTAAAACAAAAAAAGGCGTTAAGAGGATTTTTATTGATAGTTATTACAATTTAAAAAAAGCAGGAAAGGCAACGCCCAAAGGTGTTCGCTCAGATAGACAAGTATCACCGTCCAACCTAAGACTGACAGGCAATATGCTTGGTTCAATATCCCCCAGGAAGCCCACTAAAGATTCAGTTGAAATAATTTACAGAGAAGGCTTGAAAGTCTTGGGTAATGCCAACCCCCCTGCCAGACTTAAGAAAGGGAAAAGAAATATTTATGGACTTAATAACAAGAACTGGGAGTTTGCAAGAGATTTTATAGACGATGAGATTGATCAAAAGATATTAAAATTTAATCGTAAAAAGGTTTTTTTTGATATTAAAGTGTAAAACATAAAATCTTATTTTTTAAAAATGTATAGAATGAATTAAATTTAACCTAATAAAACGAGGACAGAATGTCTGAAGAAACAAATACACAGAGCGTGGAACCACAATCAAAGCCTTATGTTGAGAGGCCTGTGATTGAGAAACCAATATCAACAGAGGTGGCTCCTCAAAGCCAGGAAGCTGATACAGAAACGCCCGACATTGGTCAGCTGGTACAGGAAAGTAAAAAGTACAGAAAGAGGGCTCAAGAATCTGAAGCGAAATATGAGACACTCAATAAAAAACTGGAAGTTGATAGGCAAAAGCAAATGGAAGAGCAGAATCAATGGCAACAACTTGCCGAAGAACGTGCTGTGAAACTTGCTGAAATGGAACCTATTGTTGAATCTTTTAGGAAAGACGAGGCGGATCAACGTGAACAGATTCTTTCTGATTTTACAGATGCAGACCGTGAAGAATTTGGGGGGTTATCATTACCCCAACTTAGGAACCTGCATACTAAATTAATTAATAATAATACTGTAATACCTACAAGTGGTGCTCCCGCAAGGTCTTTAAATCCTGACAATAAGCATTGGACGGATATGGGAAAGAAGGAAAGACAGGAAAACTGGGGGAGTATTATTAGTGGTTATTCGGTTAGAAAATAAGGAGTCTTAAATGGCTTATACAGTTTTCAGTGGAGATGCCACCCATGGTACACAACTGGATGTGTTCATTCCAGAATTGTGGGCTGATGGCGTTTATCGCTATTTCGAAAAACAACTAGTAATGAAACCGTTCTTTGATGATTACTCAAGTATGGTGAAAGGTGCTGGCGATGTTTTACACATTCCAACAGTTCAAGAAGTGGCTACTGCTACCAAAGCAGTAAACACT